TCTTTATCTCTTCTGGGTACTACAGCACTAGAACATCTGCAATTAACAACATTTGCGGCGCTACCACTTGGGTCTCCGGGGTACATCATATTTTGAGAGCCAGACCTAGACGGTACTTTAAACGGTTGGTCTGAGGGTACTTTAACTAAATTCATAGCTGCGTGACTAAATTGGTCTTTAGGTAATCTTCTTGTACGTGAATCACCTGCACTAATCCATACCTTATCAGTATCTACTCCACTTGTTTTAGAAACTAATGTACTTGCATAGTTAGCGGCTGCGGTTGTCTCAGTACGTGCTATTCTTAACGCTTGCCATCTGTAAAAGTTCTTTTGATTTACTAGCTTGGTTATATCGTTTCTAATCTCTATAATAGTTTTGTTATCTGCTACCCCTTTAGCTATAAACTCTTGTAAGTATAAAACTAAACCTTGTCTAACGCTTGTTATCCTACTTAACGAGCTACCGTATAAATAACCTAGTAATTCCTTTTCAAATATAGACAAGAAAGAATCTATAGTAAACTCCTTAATGTCTTTGTTAAATTGCTTGCCTAATCTCTTGCCGTGTATAGTACCAACTTTCTTGTAAAAGTCGTAATACATACTAATCATAGGCTCTTCTTTTATAGCCACGTTTGTTAGTACTTTGTAATTATCTACCGTAAGGAAATCAAACGGTATTGAGTTAGCAGACTTACGAAATAATTCTAATAATTCTTTATAAACTATCTTTTCATATCCTGCGTGCCATCTTAACCATTGACGTCTGTATTGTTTTTCTGTCATATTAATTTACAACTTCTGAGCCTTGTGCAACCATTTTAAACGATTCTAAGGAAGTTAAATCATCTTGTACTATTATTTGTAAGTCTTCATTTGCTTTTAGCCTTATAACTGCTCCTAACTTATCTTGTCCAGAGAATGAGAATCTACCTGTAAGACCCGCCTGAGCGTTTCCTTTTGCTAATTCTATCACAACATCAAACATAATGTCTTTAAACTCTGCATTTGTTTTAACGTTAAATATATTTCTATTAACCGCATCAACTTTACGAGCAAATAAACCCCTTGTTAAACCTCCTGAGATGTTTCCAAACTTAGACAAATCCACAGGACTACCTGCAAGTATAGCGAACAATATACGGTTAATATCTATTACTAAAGGTATATCTTGGTTTGATGGGTTTCTAACACCGTACACCTGAGGAGTAACAGAACCATTAACATTCATCTCCACTTTACCAATTGAAACAAAACTACCTGCATCAAAGGCAAAGTCTAAATTAGAATCTAAAGATAAAACATTTGCGTTAATAGCTAATATTAAACTAAAGTAAACCCTGTTATCCGTAACGCTGTAAATAGTTGCCAAATTACCAACTGAAATACCCACAACACTATCAACTGTAATCGTTAAATCGTCTATAGCTGTGGATGTTGTTAAAGTAGTTTCTGCTATTATTTGCGTGAATGGTACTATAACTAAAGAAGATGTAGAATCTTGTAACACAACATCTAAAGCGGGTGCGTTCTCGTAAAACGTAATGAAATCATTTAATAAGTATGGATTTCCGTTAAAATCTGATATTTCGGATATATTAACCTTTTGTCCTTGATTCCAATTATTTACATTCTTAAAGTAGAAATCAGATTGAACATTGGTACCTCTTGACACTTTAACAACATTAGAAAACCCTTCTCTTTCTCTTCCTGTAACTGTATCAACTATGTAAAAATAACTTCCCCGTTTGTATATTTTATATGGCATAATAATTATAATTTTAGTTCATCTGTTGGCATTATAGCATCTTCTAAACTCATTACGTCATCTTTAACGGTGTAAGTTTCCATTAGTGGGTCATCGCTTTCGGGTAATCGCATCATCTTCTGAGCTGTTAACCTATTCATAACGCCTTTATCAACTAATAAGCTACACCACTTAGACATTGCATCTAAATCCTCCTGCATCTCTGACAATTCTTTATAGTCAAAAATTAAACACTTGCCTTTGTATGCTTTTATTTCTCCTAGTACTTGTGTGTTAAATGCGTGCTCTATAATCTTAGCATCTGGAATCACTGTATTGGTAAGCACTCTTTTAAGCTCTATCGCTTGCTTGTCAAACTTACCACCATCATCATTATTTAACAACGTGTCAGACCATCCTAGAGCGTTACATATCTGTTTTTGATTATACTTTAGAAACTCAAAAGACTGTAACTCTTCTGGTGTTAATGATATTCTAGTAAAACCCATATCAGTAGATGCGCCCATTATATTAGATAAATCGGCTTTACTTGTTGCGGCTTCTAATAACCTATCTTTAATTGCTTTACCTTGTTCTGCATTAAAAGAACCGCCTTTGGAATGAATAAAACCAAACACACCCGCATTTTTAAGCATATCAATGTTTAAATCTAATCCTTTGTTAGACGCCAGTACACTTTTCCAAACAGCCCTCAATGGCGAGTGTCCGTACAAATGCTCACCACTTAAACCAAAGTTAGGATTGCTTACACCTACGTGAATTATCTCTTCTGGTTTAAACTGTACATTAACATTCCCATCAGCTAACTCGTAATAGTCAATAGGATTTTCAACGCTCAATAAATCCGCATCACTCTTCAAAAATATTTCCATCTTATGTGCTGGTAAACAATATAATTGTATCGGCTCGCCTGCTTGTGCGCCCTCCTTAGGTGCTAACTTATACCAAAAGAAACTACCTGATAACTTTAAAAACGTTTCAGTTAATTTAAAGAACTCGTTCCATTCTTGGTTAGGGTTAGGCTTAGCAAATGGCATATCAAACTCACCGTCTGACAATGCTTTAATTTCTAATTGTGTAGCTTTTAGTTTTTGTGTTAGATTAGGCGAGTAGTTAGCAGCTTTTAGCAATCTATTCATTTTTGTATTGGCCCCGTAATTCTTAATTTCTTTAATGTAAAAAGGTATTGAAATTAACTTACTAGATATCTGCTCTACAATGGAGTAAACATCTGCGTTAACATTATACCCATCACTTACATACTTTTCTATATTTAAGTCGTCGTTATTAGCCTCGCCTATTGAACCCCAAAACTGGGCCTTATTAAATTTGTTTTGTATTTTCTTGCCTTTATCGTTGCCAAAGAAAGATAAGGCGCTTTGAAACATATTCATAAATAATATCTATTTTAACATCAAAAATAATAAAAATAATTGATATAGTAATTTAAAAGAAAAATGCGTTGGGTTGTAGTTCAAAATAGTAAACCATCATTATACTATCCCATTCGTCAGGAGACCGTCCTATATTCATTTTAACCACGTCCTTACCTACTAACATAATCTTTCCATCCTTATCTATGTCTCTTTGTTTAACCTGCTCCATTTCCTCAGATACAATATCAGCAACATCTTGGTTGTCGCATATCTCACCTATCTCACGCTTAACTATCATTTTTGCAATATGGTAAGAGCATTGCGTTTTAAGGTTGTTAAAGTTTTCCTTTATACCGTTTACATCTATTGGAGACGAATTATTAACAAATCCTTTACACCCTAAGAAATCTACAACACCACCACCTACACCGTCCTCATCGGCTACAGTATTACTATTTGAAACACCGTACTTTAATTGAAACTCTTTAGCCTTCTTTACTACATACACCAAATCTGATTTATCTATTGAGTATCTGAATATGCATATCCAACCATCCCAAACCCTAAAGACTGTGTTATCCTTTCCTTTACGTGCGACATCAATAGTCATACGCATACGGCCGCTCCTTTTAATGTGGTTTGGCTTAAAGTAATCCGTTATACTGTCAATATCTATTAATGCACTTGGGTCGTTATCGTATTCCCAATTACCATAATACAAACGCTCTTTATTATTGCTGTCTAAACTTAACAACGAATCCAAATAGGACTGAGGTAAGTGAGGGTTATCTGTTGGCAAGGCTTGTATAAACTTTCTGTTATTAGGCAAGGTGTTACCTCTACTAGGTTTGTAAAACATCTTATAAACCCAATTCTTAGAAGGGTTACAGCTACCAAATATCTTTGGATTTATATTTAATTCTGTTAGCTTATACCTACACCTAGATAGTACTATTTGCCACGCCTTAACGACTATCTGGTTGCATTCATCTATAAACGCCCCGCATATTTCTAAAGAGCCTAAACTGTCAAAGTGAGGGTCTGACGGGTATAAAAACAAATCTTTTAAGAGTATTTCACTACCATTATCCCACTTTATAATATTTGTGTGAGCGTTAAAAACATATTGATTTGTTATACCTAATCGAATCAATCCTAACCTTTCACTCTCGGGCGTTGGGTCTGAGGTTAACTCAAAGAACGTGTTTAAGGTAGTTTCTTTTAGTGCCTTTAGCTTTGCCCTACCCATTAACCACCTAGATTTTGGGTGTTTTTGACACATCTCTATCAACCATAAGCAACCTAAAGCAGACTTACCACCACCAGCAGCGCCACCATAAAGAATCTCTTTAGTGGTGTTGTCTTTTAAATAATATATTGCGTGCTGTTGTTTTGGTAATAGTTCCATTATTTTGGTTTTACACCACCGCCTAAACTAACTATATTAACCGGCTTATCACCGCCCTCTATAGTTGTTTCTATCTTATCCCCATACTTCTTAGGTTTTAGCTTTGACAATTCCCATTTTTTAGAATCAATCTTTAATCTTTGCAATTGCACCCAGCCCGCATCAATCTTACCTGTTGCCTTGTCTCTTTGAGGAGTCTCTAAATAATCCCTTTCTATACTTTCAAACTTTATTTCCGTTCTAACATCGCAGGCGTGCGCGTAACGTTTCGATTTCTTTTTGTCTTCTTCTATCCAAATATAAAAAGTTGAAGAACTAGGCATACCGCTATACTTTAAAATAGTACGTAAAGCCTTACCGTCTTCTATATCTTGTATAATTTCATTAAATATTTTGTCTATCTCTTCTATTGTGTACGCCATTGTTTAAACTTTATACAAATATACTTAATTTATATTTTATTGGTATAACTAAAAAAACCACCTCAATTAAGAAGTGGTATGTGTAAAAAATGCATTAACCCCTTTACTTGGTTAAACCTTCCAGTAAATTCTTAGCGTTACCAATTACAATAGCATCATCTAACTCAAAAGCTCCTTTGTTAGTTGCTACTTTAACAGCTTGTATTAAAATATTTAAGGCTTGTTTTTGTTGGTCGTTAATTAATGATTCTGTTTCTTCTGCTTTGTTTAAATCTTTACTCATAATGTTTCTGTTTTAATTATTGTTTATTTACTTGTTGTTGTATTGTTTTTTTAATTAAAATGGTAAATCTTGAGGTTCTTGACTAGCAGCATTAGCAGCCGGTGCAAATTGCTCTACTGGCGGTAAGTTTTCTGCTGGTACACTGTCTAACTTTTCTACTCTCCAACCTGTAACGCTATTAAAATACTTGGCGTCTCCTTGTGGGTTAATCCATTCACGACCACCTAAATTAATAGACACCTTTATGTCTTGGCCCACTTTGTAAGCGTTTAATAAATCGCATTTATCTTTTAAAAAGTCTATACTAATTACTTGCGGGTATTGGTCGTCTGTTGTTACTACTAATTGTCTTTTTGTGAAGTCTGTACCAAATGTCTTAACCTCTCCAATAATCTTAATCTTTCCTTGTACTTCCATATTACTATTGTTTATTTATAAAATTAATTAACTCCTCTGTTTGGCCTTTTGATAGTTCATTTACATCTGTATTACAAACGTCTTTATCGCTCCTAACTTTAGAAGGATTTAGCCTATTACAAGTGTTCCAGTCCAAAAAAGCTTGTTTAATTTGTTTCTTACTGTATTTCATTTTATTAGTTGTTTTTATTAAAGTTTAATATTACTGCTAGTATAAATACCGCTGATAAAAATATAATTATTCCCATTTTGTTTATTTTTTTCTTTGTTTCTCTTGTTTTATTTTTAAATCTAGTTTGTTTAACCAGAACACAATATGTTCATCTAATAAATCCTTATTAATGCTTTTATAAAAAGAAGCGTTAAGCTCTTTTATGTGTTCCTTTATTTTTGTACTGCTTTGCAAGTCTATTCTCATTAACCTTCTTTTTCAAATTCATAACCAATGCTTAAAACTGCTTCAATAAACCACCAAGGCATATATTTATAGTCTAACCTCATCATCTCGTTATACTCTTTTTTTAACACTATCTGCTCGCATAGTTTTATCTGTTCGCCTTGTTCTTTAAAGTTCTTTAGATAAACCTCAAATAATTGCTCTTTGTTGTCATATATGTTTTTCATTTGTTTCATTTTGTCAAATTTAATCTTTGTTATTGATTACAACTAATAAAAATCAGTTTATTTTAAAAGATATGTGTTAATTTTGCGACTTGCCCGTGTTCTTTGTGGTGTATAAAACCTTCTACAGCTTTAGGCGCAAATTGAAAGCCGTTTCTATGATGCCATCCGTCTGTACCGCTTGGACTTCTTAACGTCTCTATGCATACACTAAAGATGTCTTTAGCTGTTTTATGGTGTATATGATGCCCATAAATATATCTATGCTTACATTCGTGCCAGAACTCGCTAGCCTCCTCAGCCATTAAACCGTGTAGCTTGTCAACTTTTGCACCATCCATATGCGTAGAACCTATTATATTTTTGCCGTACTTAGTGTACTTACGGTGGCGCATATCATTGTCAAAAGAAACCTGCTTACACTTGTTAAACCAACTAGAAACACTATCTAAAAGCATAAAACCGTGTGTGAAATCGTGATTACTAGGATTAAAAACCACTTCAACATCTGCAATAGTTAGAAGCGTTTCTATTATCTCAACTAAAAGACTTTTAGCCATTAAAAAGTTATCGTACCACATTTGGTCGGTATCTTGGCCGGTTCCGCTTGTAGTTGTGCTTTTTGCGTTGTCCACGTGCAGAATATCATTACCAGCAATAAATATAACCTTATCAATTTCCCATCCCCTAGACTTTTTAATTATACCATTTAAACCGGCTCTTACTCTTTGTATTGCGATTTGACTGTTATATGTTTCGCCAGTCTCAAAACTGCTGCATATCTTACCTAAATGAATGTCTGCGGCATCAAATACCAAACAGTGGCCCTCTTTTACCTTAGACCTTGTAAACTTAGGATATCTAAAAGAATATTTCTTAACGTCCTTTATAAAATCATTGTGTAAATTCCTTATAGACTCTTCTTTTTTCTCATTGCCTTTTTTTGGTGCGTATTGTACCCACTGTTGGCCTGTAGTCTTAGAGGTAGATACTTTTATTACCTCGAAATTTTCCGGTACATCTATAGGCTTAGATTGTAATTTCTCCACGCTCGATAGTATTTCGCCATCCTTGTCAAATTTCTTTTGAGTTTCTACAAATTTCCGTTTGTTTGGCTTTGTCCTTTCACTTATTATAAAATCCCATTCCTCAAAAGATAAATAGTATCTGTTCTGATTTCTATTACCGTCGTTTTCTTTTGGAGTTAACTCTAATAAAAGAGCTTCTTTTTGACTTAACCACCTTACTTTTTTGTTTGTTTTACTCATAATATTTTTTTGTTTAAATATTTTTAAAGTTTTTTCTTATAATAGTATCTAATTTGTTCGCCATCCCTTGAATATAAGTGCTATTTTTTACTTCTTTTACCGCTGAACCGTCTATAATTATTTCGCAAACCTTTTCAACTTCTTCTAAATTATCTTTAAAATCCTCCCTATTCTCGTTAGTTGATTGGTTTGATAATTTATCTATGTTTTCAAGCAACAAACTACATAAAACCGATATCGTGTGAACCGTTTGATTTTCCTCTTTTAATGTTTTCTTACTGCTCATTTTTTTTATCTTTTAAAGCCTTTGCGATAATTTTATCTCTTTGTAATAACCTATCCCTTTCTAATTGTGCGCTAAACTCCTTAGCGTATTCTTGTAAGTCTTCGTAACTACTCATAATTTTATGTTTTTATATTAATGTAAAGAAGGTAAAAGCAGAAAAGAAAAGGCCGCCAATACCGTTAGCATTATTAAAATTATAAAGCAGGTTTGTGTTATTTCTTTTAAATATTTCATATTATTGGTTTTTTTGGTAAATCTTACTAGCTGTATCCAATCCGGCTTGGAATCTTTCCATTGAATTAGTATAAAATGTTTCCGATACTCTATCGCATAAATCATATAGTTTTAAATCCCGTAATTCTTGTAACAATTCCTTAAACTTTAATTCTGATTGCGTGTCTTCTCTTGAATCTTTCATAGTGTTTTTTTATTTATTAAAAAGTGATGCAATCATACTTTTGATAACCAGCGACGGTTTAATATTAAAGTCAATTGCACCTACTCTTTTAATTATACCGCAATATAAAATGTATTTACGTAATACACTAATTATTCAACACTTATTTTTAAAATGGGATATCTTCATCCAAATCAAAAGCATCTTTTGCGGAAACCGTAGGCATTGGCTTACTGTCTTTTAAATCTTGTTTTGTACTGTAAACATTGTCCTGCGCGTCTGTATGTGTAAACGGTAGGCCCTGCTCGTTAACTGTTAAATGGAAATCTTCAAACGGCATACCTCTACTATGTGAGCAACTTATTTTAACCGTGTTTTTTTCTAATATGTTACCAGAGTCATCTGTAATGTTATCAATTGAAATAAGTGTTTCCGCCTTAATTGTTGATACCGTACCGATATGTCCCCTTGCTTTTTGTGAACCGTTGTTTTTGTGTAATATAAAACACACGTGCAAACCCTCGGCTGTCCACTTCATTATCTCCTCGGCTAGTTCTGTAGAGGTTACTATATCATTTGTATTAGCCACTAAATCAGCTAACCCATCAATAGTAATTAAATCAATTTTACCCTTGTAAGGAGATTCATAAATCAACCACCGAATAAGTCCGAGCCTATCGTTAACGCTTTTTTTTCTTAATTGTATAGGTAGATACTTCTCGTAATTTCTACCAACCATTTCGCCAACACGTCTAAAGCTTCTTTGTGCGTAGTATTCCCCTTGCTCTGTATCTAAAGAAATAATATACCTATCTTCTCTGTTGGTTCCTACAAAGTGTTTTGTGTAGTCAGAGGTATTACCGCCAATGTAAGCCGCTTCTATAAGAGATTTAGCAAATGATTTCTTTGCCTTAGAAGGTGCATAAATACAACTACATTCATATCTTGTAATTGCTGCAACCTTATTACCTTTGTAATCAAATCCAACGTGTACAATTGGCTCTATTGGTGCTAATTTTTTGTTTAAATCTACTAAACAATCTTTTAATACTTCGGAGTAATCTGTAGACTCCTCTGGCGCTTCGCTGTCTTTTATTAATTCTATCATACTTTTATTGTTTTTTTATAGTGTTAATTCTTTCTTCTGCTATGTTAAAATAGTTAGCATCCATTTCTATTCCTATGAAGTTTCTGTTTAAATTCTTTGCCGCCACTCCTGTACTTCCAGAACCCATAGTTAAATCAACTACTAAATCATTTTCATTACTAAAAGTTTTTATTAAATCTTCTAATAATAATACAGGTTTTTGTGTTGGGTGGTATCCTGTGTAATCTTTTTTGTATTTAAGAATATTGCTTTTGTATTTTTTGCCTTCCCATAAATTAAAGGTGCTTGCATAATTCTTTTTAAATTGGTTATCTATTTCTTTAAGTTCTGCAAATTCTTTAAAGCCTTTAATTTTAAAAATACTATAAATAACAATTATTTTACTATAGGTTTCTTTAGTACATAAATCAAACTGAGAACTATTAAACCTAAACGTGTGGTCTGCTCCCCCTCCTATTGTTTCAATTATTATTTTTTTAGTGCCTCCAATAAACTCAAACACTTTTTTAAAATATGGTCTTAACGGGTGCAACCCTTCAAACTCGTTATTTTTACTAAAAACTAAAACATCTTCATAATAATTAACAGGTGCTTTTTTACTTAATAATGCATTTGCAAAATCATTCTTTTCCCAAATCATAGAGTAATTATAAGGTATGTTTGGTATTGCTTTTGTTTTTAATTCTGTACTAAATGGGTCTTGCGCAAATAATATCATTTTACCATTTTTACGCAGTATTCTATTTGCTATTTTATAAACCTTTTTAGTATCTATTACATTATCCCACAAATGCCCATCGTGGTTTTTTCTTCCGTAACCTACAAACTCATCATTTATACCTTTCATTGTTCCATAAGGTAAATCTGTCAATATTAAATCAACGCTTCCGCTTTCAATTTTATCGCTTTCTATTAAGCAATCGCCTTTTATTAATTCTATCATATCTTTTTAATTATATTTATTGCAGTAGTTAGCAATCATTTCTTTTAACTTACCTTTAGTGTTTTCAAAAGTAAATGCCTTTTTATAATCTCGCAAGTCTTTTACTACATTTATTTGCTGCTCCTCTGTAATCCTTTCACTTTCTAAGTGTATAATATAGTTTTTTAATCCGTTATACTTAGCCAATACAAACTCCTCTACAACTTCTTTACCGCCTCTTATATCCGCTACTTTTTTATCAATGCTATCGTTTACATCGCTATTCTGAATTAGTTTGTTTAGTTGGTTGTTGTGGAGGTCGCTGTGGAAACTTTTAAACATACTTTCCAACGGGTATTCCAAAACCTTACACAAATCTATGTTTGCTAAATTAAAGTCGCTTAGAACGGTTGTACCGTAGTGTCTTATATTTTGAGTATATTGGTATATTAAAAGTTTAGCGACTAGGTTATTTTTTTGTAAAGCCTTTTCGTCCCGGTTGTTTAGTTCTGTAAGTATGCAATTCATTGCGTCAACATCTTCTTTATTCGGTTTAAAGTTCCTGTATTCGCCTTTTGTGTCTTTGTTAAATCTAAATTGGAATCTGTTAACTGCGCTCTTTAAGTTCATCATATTCTATCAATTTGTTTTTTATATTTTTTATCCTCAAATAACTTCTCTTTAGTTGTAAAGCACGTTAAATAAGTTTCAAAGTGTTCACGTTTTAAGAAGTGTGTAGGTCGTAGCCTTGTTTTAGGAAACGTCTTTTGCTGAAATAATCCTTTCATTGCGTGTTCAAAGTCTTTTAAAGTATAGTCTTTTACAAGCTCCCTAAAGTCTACTTGTTCAAACGCTGTAAGTCTTTTAATATGCGTTGGGACTTTATCGTAGTAAGTTCTTGCATCACACCAGCGTTTTATAAATACCTCTTCTGTTAAATTAGTATTTATTTGTGGTGGTGTTTCTACATCTCTTCTTATCTCTTCTTCTCTCTTCTCTTCTCTTCTTAATACTTGAACTTGTGTTGAACTAGAATTCAACACGTGTTGCTTTTCTGTTGGAACTATGTTGGCATCTTGTTCAATTTTAGCCAATCTTCTCTTTTCAGCACTTGCCTTACCTCCTTTACTTCTTATTTTAGAACGCTCTAAACGTTCGTCTCTTTGTTCATCTAAGAAGTTAATAGATATAACTCTATCTTGATTTACTTTAATTAAAAGAGCAGCTATTAAATCGCTTATTATTTCATCACAACCTCTAAATCTTTTAAGTAGCTTGTCAAGATGTAAATTACATTCATTACTCCAATAGTATGAGCAAATATTAATAAACAAACCTTGTGTTTCGTGATTCTCTAAAGTTACATCCCCATCATTCCACTCTGAGCAGAAAAATTTAAAATATGGTAGGTCTTTAGCCATTACGATTTAATTTTATTTATTTCTGTTCTAATTGTTTTAGATAATTTAATTGAAGTCGATATATCTAAATAAATTTCAGTTTCAACACCGTTTATTTCTAAAGTGACAATAACGTCATTTCCTAGATAATTTGATTTTACTTTTAAATAATCATTGTCTGACCTGTTGCACTTGAATCTTGTTTCTATTGGCATAATATAAAAGGTTTTAAGATACCTATAAACTATTAAGTTACACAAAAAGCCCAATATTTCAACAGCGTTCGACTTCTGTATCTATATTGGACTTGTGTTATATTGTTAAGCTGCTATGATGTCGAACGGCAACTATTGCAAATATAATACTTTTATTTTAATTTAATCCATTCTATTTAAAAAATAATGGTCTAGGTATAAATTAACTCTTTTTAATTCACTTTCATTTAATTGCTTTAGTTTCTCGAAAGTATCAGCTCTAAGTTTGTACTCTTCAATTTCAATAATATTTAACGTTGCTATTAATTCAACCTCATAATCTAAGTCTTTTTGATACTCTTTTATCTCTTGGTCTACTTGAATTAAATCCTCAATAGTTTTAACAGAGTGTCTTACTGTTACGTGGCCCTTATAGCCAGCGGCACTATCTTTACTGGGGAATAATCTACCTATTTTGTCGTAGGAAAGTTTTACGCCTTTTCTAATATAATACATAGCCATTTGTCGCGCTATAACCTTATTACTTTCTCTACCTAAATCTCTACAATTAAGGTTAAAATATTTGTTTATTAAGTTTATAATTGCTTCTGATTTAATCCCTTTACTTTCTACTGTTGTTATCATTTTATTTCGTTTCTTTTAACCATAAATCTATCACAAATTTAGATTTTATTAGGTCTGTTTTAAATTCCCCTTTTTTTTCTGAACGTTCTAATCTTTTTACAATATCGAATAGATAAGGGTTCCA